GGCGGTAGTGTCAGTTGCAGCAGTTGGCGTTGCATCTCTTGTTAGACTTTGAACACCTAAACCATTAACAGCTTTTACGCGAACATTGTAGGACGCACCATCTTGCAAATTAGTTATTTGCAGCGGAGATGTTCTTGTTGCTTGAGAAAGGTAATCACCTGACCCTGTTCTCCACTCAACTATGTAATGATCTACAAACGCATCAACAGAGGCAGGCCAAGTAACGCTAAAATAAGGTCTGAATGTACCATCTTCACCCATATAGCTATCAGGGGCAACGGCAATACTTGCAGGTCTTTCGGTAAAACTGCCGTCATATAAAGCAACTTCACCTCCACCTAGAAAAACCTCTTCATCAGTAGAACTCCAATTCCATACAGAGGATGCAGTTTCTATCGCTTGCACATTAATAATTATTTCACCAGAACTATCAAAACTTGTTGAATAGCCAGTAACCTCAAATACTTTTTGGCTATACCCAAGTCGAGCATTGGTAATGTTAATATTATCGCCTACGTTAAATCTTAAAGCAGACAGGTTACAAGCCATCGTAATAGCTTCTTGCTGCCTGGATCGCAATAAAGCAAGCCGCGCAAGTCTTTGAGCGCGTATATTATTTACTGTTAGAGGCAGTGGCATATCAAGATAAATCTGTTCGTCATCTTCTGCTAAGAATAATGAGGCTGTACCTGAACCTGATCCTGCTCCTGTTGCCTTAAAATTTAAACCAACGGTATTTGCTGACGCACCAATTGCTGTAAAGTCTGTTGTTCCAATAGTTAATATTTTATAGCGATCACCCGTAACAAAAGACCCTGCTGTAGTTTTTGATAATTGTGCAGGGTAATCAGCTAAAACGTAGTTATCTTCTTCAGATAAAAACACGCCTTTTACTGCATTGTATCCGTTGCGTCTTGACTGTTTAGTTTGTACTTTGATTTCGCCAAGTATTTGTGATTCATCAATAGTTACCGTTGGCGCAACGTATTTACCTGCATGAATCTCAAATTTGCCACTAGCATAAATTAAACGCCCAGCCATCGAACCAACCATTAATTCAATGTTTGATTTTAACGAATCGCCAGTATCAATAACTCCGTCTATCGTATAACGTGGCTGAGTCCCACCTGCGGCTAGAGCGACAGTCTCATTACATACGCCAAAAGCGGTGTTGATAGAAGCAATATTAGATGCCGACTCGCCTAAACCATACTTAGTGTCAGTTAAATAATCTCTTAAACACAATGCAGGGTTCTGCGACCATACAGGAGAGGAGTTATTAGGATGCCAAACCTTTTTGCCGCGTACCACAGTAGAGATATTTGGCAGACCTTGGGCAAATTTCTCTTGGTCATAAGTTAGCTTGACCACCATGTAAGCGGTATCGAGTAGTATATGATTAGATGTCCATTTTGTAGATGCGTTATCTAAGCCTGAATCTGCTGTTGTTTGATTACCTAAATGGAAACTTAAATCAACATAAGGTGAAGTGCTTGAATTTCCATTCGTAGCCCAAGCTGATGTGAAATTACCACCACTCCAAATCTTTTCATCGTTAAACCAGACTTCTTCATAGGCATCTATCTCATGCCCTGCAATCGCAGTAACCAACCAGAGGTATTTGTTATCAGTGCCAGTAGATTCAAGGTAGACAACATTGCCGCCCACGCGCGCACGACCATAGATAATCTTGCGAGAGGATGCTGCATCTCTGGTCATCACAGATCGGCCACCCATTTGAGCGCCTAAATCTAGCTTTGGCGTTAAAGCGCGCGTGATCATCGACATACCAGCAACAATGCCAAAAGCTAACCAACTAAACGCTCCTGTAACTATAGCCGTTGATGCGCCAGCAATTATCCCTGCAATTAACGATACTGCCATAGTTAACCCTTAAAGCATTTAGAGTAAATGCGCTCTATTAAATTAAATCCCATGCCAAGCATTAAGCTATCAAATGGAATATGAACTTTGGTGTTAATGTTTAAAAGAGAGATGCCATTTTCACGGCAGTGATCTTCTGCATATTTAATTAATTTGTAACCCGTTGCCCCTGCCCTAGAATCAGGCAATACGAAAACAACATCATTATTTGCAAAGACATGATCTTTGTAATGGAGGCTTTGTGATACAACCAGTACACAATAGCCAACTAACTCGCCTTGATCTCTGGCAGTGAATATTCTTAGTATCCCTGCTGCATCTAACTCTGCGTACTTCTCCCAATCAGGATTTAATTTAATTGTTCCTTGATTAAGAGCAACTAATTCCCAGTGTTTTTCTAGCAGAGGTTTAATATCTTCTTTTACGTTAGCTAGGCATTCGTGAGCAATGATCAAGCTGTATTCCACCAACCATTATTTCCTCCACCGCCATTAACGCCAGAGCCTCCTGAACTACCACCTGCTGCGCCTGTTGCTCTTCCCCAGATAATTTCTTTCTCTACAATGGCAGTTACAAACTCAAAGCCTTTGTCTGTAGGGTGATCAATCTTTTGATCTTCTGCTGTATAGCGTCTAATTTTTGATCGCTCAAAGGCAATAAGTTTATTCTCTACAGATACCGAAATAGTCGAGGAATCTCCTCCCTCGGTAATTGTCATAATATCCATAAATCCAGAAAACATGACTGTTGGATCAGCTATCAGCGAACCTGAACTATCAAAAGCACCTAATGCAACAGTAAGTGGTCTGCCTTGGTACTGATGATCTTTAGCAATTACTAAAAATTCAGATTTAAGCCCTGTAATTGAAACGCTAATGCCAGCCGCAGAAAGGTCTGAACTTTCTGCAATCTCACCAATTGATAAAAGATCGCCAACACCAGTGTAGGTATTGCCACCATAAACAAGATCACCAACACCTGACCAAACATTTAAATAACTAGGAGAATCATTTGAATCAAATTGCATTCTGACAAAGTAAGCTGGTCGAACAACATCAGCAGTTGTTACACTAACCATTCCGCTCGTTAAATCACGACTCATAACGCTTCCTCACAGGCAAAAGTAAAGCCATACAAAGATGTAGAATTGATTGACCAACCAACATCATTTGAGGCCATTCGCCAAAGGCTTTTTGGCAAATTAAAAATAAGAGACTGACCGTTTGCGATAGCAAGTCTTAATGGGGGTTGAAATGATAAAGTGCCAGCGCCAGCAGATTTGTCAGCAGTAACCATGTATAAATAACTGCCATGCTGAAAGTAAGTCCCAGCACTAACCGCTGAGGCGGCTGATGTCGTCGTTAAAGATTCTGCTCTTATAGCAGTCGTACCATGTGTTGTTGCGCTGGCTGTGCTGGTGTGTAGAGGATTGCCAAAAGTAAAGGTGTTTTCGCGGCCTTTAAGTCCAACAATAAAGGCTTCTACCGACCTTGCTTGTTCATGGCTTAGTGGAGGAAGAGATACTTCTGCTTCCCATCGCGCGCCCTGATGAGCAAACACTTGAGTATCTAAAGTAAAGGGTGATTCTGAAACTGCAACGACTCGCTTTAAGCGCATAGTCATATTCTGCACAGCTACAGAAGGAAAAGATAAGGTTGTCATTGATTATGCTCCAGACATTGCTTTAGAGAAGTTACCACCACGCAATCGAGCATCAGCTACTGCACCTTTAGCCGCTTGAGCAATCTGAGGCATCAACGTTACAATTTCGGCTCGGACAGTGCTTTGTATGCCTGTAGTGACGTTAATAGTTTGATTAACAGTAACAGCAGAGCCAGAATTACCGCCAACAGCATTTTTAAGGTTTTCATTGGTAGCAATACGGCCTGACGTACCCATTGTCAGAAGTTCTGGGCCACGCTCACCGACAAGATAGGATTCACCGCCTCTAACCTGACCGCCTAATGCGCGACCACCAGCAATAGCTGTACCAGCAATAATTCCAGCAGAGGCATAGCCCATTGCCCTTATCGCAAATGAGTATGGCGCTCCTGCAACTGGGCCTAACCCGATAGGAGGGGGTGCTACAGCCGCAATAGCAGCCATTTCAGTATTAACAATAGTTGTT